ATTTGAACAGTTCACTCGTCGTCAGGAATTAGAACGAGCAATTTTAAAATCAGCAGATCTGTTGGAAAAAGGCGAGTATGATCCTGTAGAAAAATTAATTAAAGATGCAGTTCAAATCAGTTTAACCAAAGACATGGGTACAGACTACTGGGCGGATCCCAGACAACGCATCGACAAGTATTTTAATTCAGGTGGGCAGGTATCAACAGGGTGGCCACAGATGGACAAGATTTTATATGGCGGATTTAGTCGTGGTGAATTGAATATTTTTGCCGGCGGTTCAGGTTCTGGTAAATCCTTGGTCATGATGAACATAGCCCTAAGTTGGTTGCAAGCTGGACTTTCGGGCGTGTATATCAGTTTAGAACTTAGCGAAGAACTGTGTGCCTTGAGAACTGATGCCATGTTGGCTGGTATGAGCACAAAGGATATCCGCAAGGATATTGATCAGACTGAACTCAAGGTCAAGCTGGTTAGCAAGAAAGCTGGACAGTATAGAATCAAAGCCCTACCTGCACAGAGCAACATCAACGACATTCGTAGTTATATCAAAGAAGTGCAAGTGCAGACCGGAATCAAGGTAGACTTTATTATGTGTGACTACCTGGACTTGTTGATGCCTGTCAGTGCCAAAGTCAGTCCCAATGACCTGTTTGTCAAAGACAAGTATGTTTCAGAAGAACTGCGCAACCTAGCCAAAGAACTTAATGTGCTGTTTGTCACAGCTAGTCAGTTGAATCGAAGTGCTGTGGAAGAAATTGAGTTTGACCATAGTCATATTAGTGGCGGTATCAGTAAGATCAATACTGCCGACAATGTGTTTGGTATCTTCACCAGTAGAGCCATGCGTGAACGCGGCAAGTATCAAATACAGTGTATGAAGTCGCGTAGCTCCACAGGTGTAGGCATGAAGATTGACTTAGACTATAACATTGAAACTATGCGTATTACAGATCCCGGAGAAGAAGAACAAGCCGGAGGATTTAAACGTCCGGGTGGCAACTTGCTGGACAGTATCAAGGCCAAGAGTACCATGCTGTCTTCAGAGCCGCAGGCTAAATGTGAAGAAGTGGGTAAAATCACAGCCGACGTGCAAAGTGCAAAACTAAAACAGTTATTAGGTCAAATTAAAACAACGTGATACAGTACGAAAACATAAGAAATGTTCATTTTGAAATTTCTAGTTTGTGTAATGCAAGTTGTCCATGGTGTCCCAGGACATTTTGGGGGTATCCTCACAACGGTGGATATCCTGAAGTAAATTTTACACTGGATCAGGCAAAAAAAGTTTTCACTACAGATTTTTTGACACAATTGACCAGTATCTATATCAATGGTAATTTTGGCGACATAGTAATGAATCCCGAAGGTCCGGCCATTGTAGATTATTTTGTGAGGACAAATCCCGATCTGATAATCACAGTCAGTACCAATGGTTCGGCTAGAGATAAAATATTTTGGACAGATCTGGCCAGCACCGGAGCCACTGTGCAGTTTTGTATAGATGGGCTTGAAGATACACACCACCTGTACAGGCAAAATACTGTTTGGTCTACGGTAATTCGCAACGCTCAAACATTTATCAAAGCAGGTGGACAAGCTGTTTGGAAAATGATTCAATTTGATTACAATCAGCATCAAATTGAATCATGTCGGCAGATGAGTAAACAGTTGGGATTTATAGATTTTTGTCTGGTAGACGATGGAAGAAATACTGCACCGGTATTTAATCACGCAGGACAACTTACTCATGTGCTAGGAAACTATGTTGGCGAAAAAAACTTCACAGTTTTATTTCATAAAAAAACAACAGATCAAATACTATTGGAAGATATAATTCAAGATCGAACGCCAGCAAAGTCAATCAGTTGCCAGGCAAAAAATAATAACTCCATTTATATTTCATCCACTGGCGATGTTAGTCCCTGTTGTTGGACTGGATTTTATCCCAAAACTTACGGTGCCGGTCAATATCATCAAGCGGCTAACGCTCAGTTGGTTCCATTGATTGTTAAAAATAATGCGCTAGAATATCCATTAAAAGACTGCATTGATTGGTTTAAATCTGTAGAAGACACCTGGAAAATTGATCGTTACGAGCAGGGAAGATTGGTTATTTGCGACGACGTATGTGGAGAAAAGCAATAAATAATAAAAAGGTCCTGGACTAAAATGCAGAAAAAAACTCGTAGTCTCTTAGAAGAATTGGATTCAATGTACATTGAGCGCGATCAGCGTCATGTTATTGAAAACCGTGCTGCCAATGTTATTGCCAGTGCCATACGTTTGCTCGAGCAAATTGAGGAAACATATACTCCAGATCAAGCCCAAAATCTACAGCGCAAGCTGATTAATGCTATCAATCAGCGCGATCCTGCTAAATTTACCCGTACAGTGAGACGAACCGATGCAAATTCATGAAATAACCGAGGCAGTCAGGCCGCCTGTTAAAACAGGCCTAGCACAACAATCGCAACAAAGAAATACACCTGTAGTACCGGCACAAGCACAGTCTAATCCAACAAAGACAACACCAGGTGCTGGAGCATTTGGACAAATGGCCAACACCTTAAGGACTTATGCGCCACCTGAAACTACCAGTACTGGTGGAACATTAACACAAACAACAAACGGACAGGTACATAAGGCCAATCCAAATAATCCAAATATAGGACCGGTAATTGCTACCACTCCGGCAGGCCAATCACCCGCACAACAGGTTGTCGCAAAAAAATCAAATATTTGGTCCAGGGTAAACAATGCAGCACACGGAGTCGCTGATTATTTCTTGCATAAAAATCCTGCATTGTATTCAGTTCCTTATCGTAATGGTTTACAAAACCAGCTACAATCAACAAGAGAACATCCAGCAATTACTGTGGGTAGTGGACCTACTGCGCAAGTATATGTCCACAACGGACGCAATTATGTAGATCAATCAACTGGCAACCTTATGCCACCTACTGTGGCCAAGTCTATGGGCTTAAAATGAAACTCCTAGAAGGTGGTAATGTATTCAAGAACGGCGACGGCCAATCCTTAACACAACGTATCAATCAGACTGATGTTAAATCGACACTTGCTTGGCTTGAAGAAATGTTGCCAGATCTTGATTTACAAAATAATACTCTTGGTAGTACTGGTATTAAAGACACCAGTGGAGACTTGGATATCGCCGTAGATGCCAATCGAGTTAGCAAAGAACAACTGGTAGCACAATTGTCACAGTGGGCCGTGAGTCAGGGATTTAAGCCTGAAGACTATGTTCGTAAATCTGGCACCGCTGTACATTTTAAAACTCCAATTGATGGCCGCCCGGATCGCGGTTATGTGCAAACGGACTTTATGTTTATGAAAGATGTTCCGTGGTCAAAGTTTGTGCTAGGGGCGATGCCGGCAGATTCAAAGCACAAAGGCCGCGAGCGTAATGTGCTTATAAACAGTATAGCTAAGAGTATGGGTTACAAGTTAAATCAGAATTCTGGAATACAACGCAGAGACGATCCTAGTAATACATTAATTACAAATAATCCCGACGAAGTTGCTAAGTTACTGTTAAACAAGACATCTACACGACAAGACTTAGCAAGCGTAGAATCTATATTACAAGCACTAAGCACCGATCCTAAACGCGAAAAAAAATTAGCAGATTTTAAACAACATATGGAAAGAGAAGGATTGCCGTTTCTGGAAACTACAAATGAAAATACAGACTTGTACCAAGATTACAATGAAGTAAATTTTTTGGCTCGTTTACGAGACCGTATTGTTAATCAAGGCATGCAGGTTATTATTGAAGCAGAAGTTCAAGGCGGCCGTGCCAAAGGTATTGAACACTTGGAAGATCTAGTGTTTCGTTTAGGCAGTGTTGGCATCAAACAAGCCATGAACATTGTGAAACACACCACACAAGACACACCAGGAACTACCACGGTCAAGTGGGACGGCAAACCTGCCCTAGTATTTGGACGCGATACCGACGGTACATTTATCTTGACCGATGTGTCAGGATTCACCGCCCGCGGTTACAACGGCTTGTTTACCAGTCCTAAACAGGTGCGTCAACATTTGGCCGCTAGAGATCGCGAAGCCGAAGCACAGGGCCGTCCGGCTACTCGTGTGCAGGATCTTGCTCCTATCTATGACAAGTTATGGGGCATGTTAGACGCCGCGGTACCTAAGAACTATCAAGGCTTCTTTCAAGGCGATCTGTTGTACACTGATACTCCGCCTGTAGAAGCTGGGAACTATGTATTTCGACCCAACGAAATAGAATACAAGATACCAGCCGCCAGTGATATTGGTCAGCGTATTGGTGCCAGTGAAGTTGGCATAGCCATGCACACTCGCTATGCTGAACCCGGGGCTGTCAAAGAACCCATTGGCACGTTCGAATTTAATTTGGTACCAGGATTGTTACTGTTGGAACCCGTGACGGCCAAGCAAAATATCAAGCCAGAAGCACAGGCCGTCAAGCAACTGCGTACCATCTACAACACCCAAGGTGCCGCTATAGATCAACTGTTCAATCCGGCCGATCTTCGGGCTCAGCAAATTACCGACCTGCCCAAGCTGTGTGTGGATTACATCAACAGTTGTGTAGGTGCAAATTTTGATAACCTCTTGTCGGATTTTGGTCCATGGCTGTTGCAACATGCTGGCCCACGCAAGTTTGGCAACATAGTAGAATATCTGAAAAGTCCACAGAGCAATCTTGGTGCCATGGCGGCCGCATTTGATACTTGGGAACTACTACACGCTATCAAAATGGACTTATTAGGACAACTTGATCTACAGCACCCGGGGCAGGAAGGTTGGGTCATGGCTACACCTGCTGGTATGGCCAAGGCGGTAAATCGTCTAGCCGGTGGATTTACTGCGGCAAATCGGGCTCTAAATAATCCTAAACAACAGGCCTAATCTTCCTTTTTTACCCAAAATGGTAAATACTTGCAGGTCCTCCGTGACCATATATTAAGGAGATTTAAAATGGCTTATATTACCGTAGTTTCTGGTGGCGCACAACCAGTATTTGCAACCGACGTATTAAACGGTTCCGTTGCACAAGGCGCAAACTTAGCAAACGCTTCAGTAACCAACTTCCAAGGTCCTAAATTAGACTTTTTCTCAATTGTAGCTAACAGCTCATTGGGTGTAACTGGTGCTGGTAACGCAGCTGGTTTTGTGTCCAACACATTACAAGCATTACAGCAAACAACAACAGTTGCTATGTACCAAGTAAACCCAACTTCACCAACAATTTTAAACGTTGCTGTTTACCCAACTGCTGCTGCTAACAGCGCAACAATTCTTTCTTCTGCTCAAGGTGCCAATGCAACTGGCGGTTTGAACATTGGTTGGACTAGTGCTGCTGCCAATGTAGTATTTGTAACACAATAATAGTTAGATCTATT